GAAGTTGATTGATCTCGCTGGTTTAATATAAATGTCAGCAACAAATTCATTATTATCTATCACCGCAGCTGTGTTATTTGTTTCATCACAAACAACAACATAATCATAGATTCCTCTCTTTGCCTGAACATCACGCAAGAAAGGTTCTACAATGTTTACGAAGTTTGTTCTTGTGATTTCGTCGTTAAATTCAAATAGTTGATCTTTAGCGGCCGCAGAGATTGCAGTTTCTAAGTAGATGAAGAGTCTGCGAACGTTAATTCTATCAAATGCAGATGCCTTAGCATATCCAGTCTTATCTCCGAAGAGAACAATACCAGCACCTGGTGAGAAGATAACTGAATTAATTCTATTTGAGTAGAGACGATCTCTTTGTGCCTTGGATGGATTGTATGCTAATTTGACTGCATTCAGAATTGCACCTCTCGAAGTTCCTGCTGGTGAGTACCATGGGAAGTTATTAATATCATTACGAGCACAAGTTCCAGCAATATCGCCATTTAGAGGTACATATCTGAAAGTATCTGAGAATCTATCGTACATGTACTTATAACCACTATCAAAAATGGCATAAGTTGATGATGTAATTGGTGAATAGAATTGAAGTACTTTATCTGTAATATCTGAAGCAGATCTTACTGTTACTGCAGTTTGATCTGCAGTATCTGTTAATGCAGCACCTCTATATGGTGAGATGAATGCAATCGCATCTTTTCTTAATTCTGCAACAGAAATGACTTTTTCTGCAAGTGCCTGAGCACTTTCCATTGTATAATTTGCAGATCCCATTAACAGGAAGTCTACTTTGAAATTATCAGTATTTTCAAATAAATCATATCCAGAAGAAATATCTCCAATTGTTGCGGTTAATGCTCCACTTGTTGTGATTCCTGTTTGTCCATTATAGTTTAAACCTCCACCAAGAGTGAAAATCCCAGATCCAGTACCACCAAAAATTGCTCCATCTACTTCTTGATCCCAAGTATAATCTGTTTGTGGAATAAATCCAGAACTAAATCCAGTTGAAGTAATTTCTGAAGGAGCAGAACCACCAAAAATAATTGTGGAATTATTTGCTAAGTACTTTCTCCAATAAGAAGGACTGCCTACAGAGTATTCTGCATCAGATGCCTTAGAAAGATTTAAATGCTTTTCTAAAATAGTACCAGCATTTCCAGTAAGAGTTCCTTTATCATCAATTACGACAATATGGAATTCATCAAATCTTGCACCTCTTGTTGATGCATAACTTGAAGTAAATGGGCGATCAGCAACATTATTCCAAGAAATGGTAGAATCTGTGAGAGTAATCTTTTGTTGATCAAACCAATCTAATTGGGTAGTTGGTGTGGGTGTTACTATATTTGTTCCTGCGCTTTGTCCAGAAGTTACAATTCCAATTTGCCCAGTAGCACTGAAAGAATAAATTCCTGCAGGTTGATAATCCACAATGGTTTCAGTTCCTGCAGCAGACACATGACTAACAACTTTTACTGAAAGTGTTCCCGCACCAATTTCAGTAACAATTCCTTTTAAATAACCATCAAGAGATGATGTACTTCCAGTACCTGCTTTAACTTTTCCTACAGCAGATTGAGTAACTCCATGCCCAACAACAACACTTGCAGTAGAAACTCCAATAATTTGATCAGCCTTGGCATCAATCATTGCGACCTTGATTCCATTTGACCAAGATCCAGGATTTCTTGCCGCAATAATTACTCCAGAAATTATATTCTCATCAAATCCCAATTCAACATAATGATCTAAACTCTTAAGTTTAATACTTGATGCAGCACCGACTGCAGTAGGGACAAATCCATTCTTTAAATCTGCATCATCAGATCTTACTACTCTTAATGATCCACCATATGCAAGATATGATGATGCAGTTAACCAATGCTCATAGTGCTTGTCAACTGCATATGGTTCTCCAAAATTGCTTAGTAGATCTTGCTCTGTTTCTACTAAAATTGGAGATCCTACAGGTCCCTTTGCAAAGGGAGCCACGATTGCACCAATTTTATTAGAAGTTGGGCCAACTCTCCCAACTGTTAAGTCAACTTCTCTTACTACAATTCCAGGAGATGCTAAATTTAGCGCCATTTGTATTCCCCGCCAGGTCCAGAATTATTCTAAAAGTATTTATAAATTTTGCCTCTTTAGCGATAGTCCCACATGTGTGATCGATCACCATACTCATCAACATTCCAAACTTCTAGTGGTTCATTTTGATTTTCTGCCGTAGCAAACAACCACCGATCTCCAGTTTCTGGTTCCACATAAACATCATTATCATCCAATCCATCTAAAATAAACCCAAAAGGTGCCATGTCTTGCTCAACTTGATTCCTTTGCTCTTCATAAAGTCTTTTACGAACATCATTGTTCGTCATTTCTTTAAAATAATCTTGTGCAACCAACCATGAGAATATAACGAGGCACATTGCAAGGTCATCATTACATCCCTCTTCTGCTTCAAATGATCTACTTTTTTGAATGAAAGTCGTAAGTTCTGAGATCATGTCATAATCATTAATCAGAAGTTTATCATCTTCCACTAATGTTCTTAGGTTGGAACATCCCAACTTTTTAACTGAAGATGTCATACGAACACCAAGTTGAGATTTCTTACCACTAAATCCCGATCCAACAACTTGTCCGGCACGTCCACGCATTGCACACATCAAAACATTATCGTACTCAAGATCAAAGTGAAGAATATTTGCTACCTGATCGCCAATATCGTTTACTTCAATCAATAACCAAGCATCATTATATGCCTTTGCTACTTCATGAATAACAGCGGGAAACATCATTGGTTTGATTTCATTGTTTTTATATTTTGCCACTGTTCTATAAGGAAAATTGGTGATATCAAAAACTATAAATGCAGAGTAGTCACTTCCAACTCCTCTTGCAACGTCAACGGTAATTAGATAATTGTTGTCTTCATTTGGATCTTCATAAACATCAAGACCTTTATTTCTCTTTAAAGGATCTTCATAAACCAATGTTCTTAGTTTTGTTGGATTGATCAGAGTATCAACAGATCCTAAGAATTCGCAGTTATGTGATACTATATTATTTGAATAGTATAAGTTATCTTCACCAACATCTAATAAATCGTAAAGATATATTCCTTCTTCTACTATTTCATTATATACAATTTTTTTTCCTTGTATGATGTTATCTACTTTGATTGTAGATGCTTTAATTTTTTCTGATCCAAATGAGTGATTTTCTGAACATTTTATTTCAGTACCATCCTCAAAAATTATCCAATGATAAAAAGGTTTATAAACTTTCTGAATACCTGAGAAAGATTTAAATCCTGTAGGAGTTTTTACTAATATGTCTTTATTAAGTTTAAACATTTTTCCAACACTCCCCCAAAACTATTCTTTTAAGTCCTTGTGATGTTAAATTGTATTTATCGGCATATTCTTTACAGAATGCTTGAACGTATGACATTTTCTTTCCATTTTTCATAATCAATCCCACCAATGGTAAATCCGGTTTTATATCAAATAAAATGCGTACTTCCTTTATTTGGTCATCGGTAAGTTTTCTACTAAAAACTCTACCCTTCCTAACTTGCTTCATTTTTGAGATTGTTTCTTCCGAAAAGCAATTTTTCATACCCTTATTCCAAGGGATATTCCCTTTATCTACACCACCTATTCCGGTTCTATCATAATTATCAAAACCTTCTCCTCCTGGAGATTTATTCCATCCATTTTTATAGGTATCAAATTCTCTTATATAATTAATTTCCAAATTTTTTGCATCTTCGGCAATATTTGTTTCTTCTACAATCTTAAAAATATGTTTAGGTTTGCTATTTTTGTGATCTCTCTTTCTAGTGCTCGGGTCCTTAGTCTGACCAACATATTTAATATTATCATCCAAATCTTTAAGTAAGTAGATATAATACATTTTTATTATTATTATTTATAATCCAAAAAACTCACATTCTTCGATAGAGTTCTTCCATAGTAATATTTTGAGAATTGCCATTATTATCGAGTATTTCTATTTTAGTTTCCCCAGATAAACATTCAAACTCAACTTTGAACTGCTGTTCGCTAGTGTTAGCAATCGTAGATGCCTTCCATTTGGCGTCTCTACCGGGCACTTCTGACCAATGGACATCCGTGGGTACATATTCGTTTTTACTCTTCTCAGCGTCGTGCCACATGCGGTAGAAGTGATTCATACCGTGAGGTGTGGATACAATAATTACCTTTGTTGACTTACCAGAAGAAATTGTGGGATAAACAGAAGCAAAGAACTGATCCGCAATGTGATTCGGAATGAACGCAAATTCGTCCAGGAATATAATATTGTAAGATCCACCACGAACCGCAGATGCAGAGGTGGAGGCGGCGATAATTTTAGAACCATTTTCCAGTTCTAATGATTGTTTGTTCCAAGACAAGATACCTTGTTGCATCCACTTTGGAAGATTTTCATAGGCAAGTTGCAATCTACCTAATAGATCCTTTGCAGTAGATGCTTTGTTTGCAAGAATGGCAATATTTACATTATCATTGAATACTGCATAATGAAGAAGGTAAGATACACAGGTAGTTGACTTACCTGTCTGACGAGGCATCTTACAGATATTAAATCTATGCTCATGGAATCTTTGTACAAGTCTTTCCTGAAATGGATACATTCTAAAAGGAACTAGACCATCATCAAGAGAAACGATTTTGATATAATTCTTTGCGAAATATACCGGATCGTCTTTACACTTCAAGAATTCAATGATCTGCTCTTCAGTCCATTGAATAGTTGTGTTTGCTCTCTTTAGATTTGGATTAGAGAGATAAGCATCTGATTGCTTTAATTGAATATCTTCGATTGGCATAATTTATCCTTTAACACCACCATATGCAAATATCCAAACACCACCAATAGCAGTTGTAGTTGAGAATAATTCTATCATCATACTTGCCTGCGCGG